AGTAGTTTTTTGTTTTGATAATGTCCCAGTTGTCGGATACCAATTAAATACCCATTCTGGGATACTATCAAAAATAAATTGTACGTGATACAAAATAGGGAATTTAGTTGTTGCACCGAACTTACTTGCTTCATCAATTATGTCTTGATTAATATCAACACCATCTATTGATATTGAAAATATATTTTGTATTTTTAATTCATCGAAAAAAGCAAACTCTTTCCATTCATACATTCCTCCTCCGTTTTCATTTTCTTCTTCAACTGTACCTTTTACATATTTAGGAAAAGACCACTCATCAAGTGACTTTCTTGTTTTAAAATACTCAAGTGGGATTTCTTCATCTGTTTTAAAGATATATGTTCTTTCTCTAAAACCTTTTTGTTTTCCTACATTGATAATTATTTCATGTTTCATATAGATAGTATAAATCAAATAAAAAAACATAGCAATAGGGTGGGGTGTGGATAACTATGGGGTTGCACATATGGTGGGTATATGTGTTATACTTTTTACATGCAAAATATTTCTCTACAAGAGTATCTAAAATTAGCACAATTTTACAGAGATACACTTGATCTTTATATAGCACCAGTGGAAAAACCTATTGTTTCTGTTGATGGTATTGTAGATAAATACAAGAACGGAAAAGAGAAATATTATAAAGTTATGCCTGTTGGATATAAAGGTAGGTATCATGGTAAAGATGATTATTTACGAGAGGTTGGAGATGAAGAAATTATAGAGTGGTATAATGAGGGTTTTGGACTTGCTGTTATTACGAAAGGTTGGAGCGAAAAGTACAAGAAATTTCAACGTGTATATGATATAGATTCTTTTGGTACATTAAGTAAAAAAGAATTTTGGGATAAATATGGAGATGCTTTAAGTAACAATTTTGTTACAGAATCTTTTAAGGGATATCACATATTTGTATTTTCTGATGTTGAAATGTCTATATCAAAATTTACTATAGAAACATCGCTTGGTGATACGTTGACAGGTGATGTGCGATATGGTGTGAATTCTGGACATACTGTTGAGCCTCCATCGCTATCTGTTAATGATAATGTATGGGTAATCAATGGAAGATATAGTATTGCAAATTATACTGATGATACAGGTGAATTACCTTATGGGTGGAATGTTACTAATTTTAGTGCTGTGAAGGCTACTGCTGAAGTGTTAAAGGTTGATGAGAGTATTGATATTATGCGTAATATCCTTGACGGTAAAAGCAGAAAAGGAGAGGGACAAGGGGTGTATGACATAAATCTAAAGTTTATTGGTAAACAAATATCAAAAATAAAAGATAAAGAAGATTTAGACCAAGTTAAAAAGGCTCTTGAAAAATGTATTGCATATAATAATGAACATGCACAAGGGTATAGTGTTGATACTATAAAGGATACTTTCTATAGTATTCTAAAAAAAGAGACACATAAAACAAAAATGACTCCTGTTGAGGTTGACATGATAACTGTAGAAAAAGCGGGTGGTTTAGTTGTGCAAGACACAACAGACGGTGAGGTGTATATTCAAATCGACGGTAAACATAATTTGAAGTTACATAGTAGTAACGCTAAACGGTGGATAACTCAAATTATAGAGCCTAAAGACAAAGCACAAATGGGTAATCTACTCATGCGATTAGATGCAAATATATCTAAAAAGGTAAAATTGCAATATAGAATAACACGTAACGCTGATGGGTTTATATGTTATAACATTGGCGACAGCAAAGGAACTGTGGTAACTATTAAAAATGGTTCTTGGACTGTAGGGGATTCACCTGATATAAATTTATTCAAACCGTGTTCTGGTATGAAAGAGCAAGTAATACCAGCTCGCGGGGGTGATGTTAAAGATATATTTCAATTTATTAATGTTGATGAACGTATGCGTCCTTTATTTTTGTGTGCTATCATATATTATTTTGTGCCGAACGTGCAGTATCCATTACTTGATATGTTCGGAGAAAAAGGAAGTGGTAAGTCAACTGGTGCTTTATTTATACGTAATCTTATTGATCCAAATGTCGCAGATTTTGACACTATTGATATCAAAAAGATTGATGACACGAGAGTTGCTTTAAGTAGTAGTCACTTATCTGTTATTGACAACATATCAAATATATCTCAAGATTTGAGTGATTTACTTTGTGTTCTTTCCACAGGTGGTGCTCATAGAAAAAGAGTTTTGTATACAGATGGAGATGTACATATTAGTCAAATTATTAAACCTATTATTCTAACATCGGTGACACAAGAAATTAGACGAGAAGATTTGTTAAGTCGTACTATTTTGACCGAAGTACGTAAATTGAATAAAACACAAGCTCCTTCTATGTTGATTGCTGAATATAAGGCAAGACTTCCATATATTCTTGGTGGTGTGTTTGATGTTTTGTCACAAATTGATGTAGAGAGTGTATCTAAAGATGGATTAGTGCGTATGGCTGATTTTCATATGTATGCACGTGCTATAGCTAAAGTGTTAGGTTTTAGTGATATTATAGACGAACTCATAAATGAAAACTTTATGCACCAAGAAGAGGAGTCTATAGGAAATAGTGACACAGGTGAAGCTATACGTAATTATATGGAAGATAAATATGTTGAAGAATATCCTGCAAGTGAATGGGTAAAAAAATTATCTGATATCGATCAATCGTTTAAACGCAAACTTCCGAACTGGTTTTCTCGTGATATAAAAAGATTAGCTGGTAGTTTGAGTTCTATTGGGCTAATTGTTGACTTTAATAGAGACTCTATTGGTAGGAATATAAAAATAACAAATATTGCTAATTCGGATAAAAAGAGTGATTTTCATGAATTTGAAGAACATATAGATAAAAACTTTTAATCAAGTTTCACATGAAACATGTTTTGTAGAAAACGTGTTTTTTTGTATTTTATTTTTAAATATGCCGTCATGGTGTTTTACCGTCACAAAAAAACCTTTATTTTACAATGACTATGACGATATGACGATATTTTCTTTAGTAAAGTTGGTAATAGAAAAAATAGATATATATAAAATATAATAAATTTGTAAAAAAGGTGTTTTTTATCGTTTTTATCGTCATACGTTGATATATAAGGGTTTTTATCGTCATTTTTACCGACATTGGTATCGTCACAAAATACATCGTCATAATATTTAATTGTTTCATGAAACATATTGTTATCCACAATGTTGACAACTTATACACATGTACTACAATTAAGATATGAAAAAAGAAACATATAAATCACCAAAAGCAAAAGCAAAACATGAGAAAAATGAATCAAAGGGTATGAAGAAAAAAGAAGCTAAAATGGGACAAAAGTCATAAATATATGCCACTTAAAAAAGGATCATCACAAAAAACAATTTCAAGTAACATTAAAACTGAAATAAAAGCAGGAAGACCACAGAAGCAGGCTATTGCAATTGCATTGTCTAAGGCTGGTAAAAGTAAAAAGAAATAATATACTTGCATTGTATATAACAATGGTTATATAATAATTTGCATGGAAGAAGTAAACCATAGTTCACCAAAACACGCAGGAGGAAGACCATCATTATATTCAAGTGAGTTAGCCTCAAATATATGTAAAAGAATTGCTTTAGGGAAATCATTAAGAGCTGTATGTCGTGAAGATGATATGCCAGATTTGTCAACAGTTTACGATTGGCTAAAAAGTGAACCAGAGTTTACCAAGCAATACGAGATTGCTACTATAGAAAGAGCAGAGGCACAACATGAAGATTTGAATTATATAGGTGATGAGGCGATTGAATATGCAAAAAAAAATGAAGATAAAAACGTATCGGCTGTAGTTACCGCATATAAACTGAAAGCAGATAATATGAAATGGTCAATGTCTAAGATGAAGCCTAAAAAGTATGGTGATAAACTTGATGTTGTATCAGATGGTGAAAAATTACAAACAGGTGTTATAATTTTACCTAGTAAAAATGATATTGAATCTCAAGAATAATCTATTCAATACTGACCCTCTTTTAATATATCAAGAATATGGTATATCAAATAAAGAATGGAATAATATTTGGTATAAAAGAAAGTTCCTTGAATATCAAATAAAAGAACTTGTTGAGTATATACAAGTCGTATTGCATAAAGATATTAGTTGCAAACAGTTATCACGTTTTCTTATGCGATATGAATTGTATTTACTTATACAACCATTGTTAAAACATAATGAGTTGACAATACATATTAGCTTTTTTCCAGATAATATAAAATCTTTTATTAAAGACTATTACAATGAATAAAGAACAAAAGATTTTTTGGAAACCTCAACCAAAACAAAAAATTGCTTTATCAAGAACTGAAGATGAAATATTGTTTGGTGGAGCAAGAGGTGGAGGAAAATCAGATGCAGGTCGCGCATGGCTTTTATACGACATAGATAAATCATATTATCGTGCATTAGTTATACGTCGTAATGCTACAGATCTTGAAGATTGGATTGATAAAGCTCGAACAATGTATTCAACATGTGGAGGTGTATATGTTGGTAACACATTTACATTTCCAAGTGGAGCAAAAATTCGTACAGGACATTTAAAGGATGATAATGCATTTTCAAAGTATCAAGGACATGAATATCATAAGATATTGATTGAAGAGCTTACACAGATTGCAAGTGAGTCTGATTATGAAAAGTTACGCGCTTCTTGCCGTTCAAAAAATGTAGATATTAAGTCTCAAATATTCGCAACAACAAACCCTGATGGTGAAGGTCGTAAATGGGTAAAAACACGATGGAATATTCCTGATTTACCAACATCTATTGTTAAAGTTGATACAGGAACTATGACACGTGTTTTTATTCCATCAACAGTTGAAGATAATCAAATACTACTTCAATCAGATAAAAATTATTTAAATCTTCTTGATTCTATTCAAGATGAGGAATTAAAGAACGCATGGCGATATGGTTCATGGAGTGGATTTGGATTAAAAGGTTCATATTACAAAGATGTATTATCTCAAGCATACAAGGAAGGTCGTATCACTGATGTACCACATGATATAACGCAACCTGTTGTCACATGGTGGGATATTGGGGTTGGGGATAGTACAACTATCGGTTTCTTCCAGAAAATAGGCTACAGATGGCATATAATCGACTTTTACGAGGCTTCAGGAGAAGGTTTATCTCATTACGCACAAGTATTGCAGTCAAAACCATACATATATTCGGCTCATTATGCACCACATGATATAGCTCAAAGAGAGTTTATTACAGGATTATCACGTATAGAGCAGGCTAGAAATTATGGAATAGACTTTGAAATAGTACCTGGGATGTCTATAGAAGATGGTATAAACGCTGTGCGAACACGATTTAATACACTCATAATAGATAAAACAAAATGTGCTAGATTGATTGAATGTCTGGGTGCATATCAAAAAGAGTGGAATGATAAAATGGGTGAGTTCAAAATGAAACCGCTCCATGATTGGTCATCACATGCTAGTGATATGATTAGATATTGGGCTGTTACTGATCACACTGAACGTATTGACTATAGACCTGTTCAAAATGATTATAGAATGATATAGATTTGTATATAAAATAATATCCAGCAATAAGAAATATTAAACCCATTACAATTTTACTATATTGTATAAATCTAGCTTCTGTCTTTGATATATCTTTATTCTCCTTGATTGTATTCATATATAAATAATCTATTGATTAAACAATCTATTATTTGTTCGTAATACCCTTTTAGGGAATGATTTTATCTCTTTTGTTCTTTCTTCATGAGTTAATCCCCTGAATTTATAGTCTATTCTCATATTTGTCCAATATATATCGGTTACATCCAACTTCATGTCTTTTATATTAATGTCTTTTAATGCAGACATAAATGCTTTTTTAAACCATGATAGTCTAAACAATATATGTATAGCTGGTTCAAGTATCGCCATTTTAGAGCTAGTATCTTCTCTATCTCTTGATTTATATATCTTTAATATGCGTATAAATTCTTTAGCAGGATTTTTAAACAAGTCAACTTCATTAATTTCAGTCATTACATCTTGAAATCTATATCTATATGCATCATCAAATTCTAATAGACATGCAAAATATCTAGCAAATTTATTGGAAATAGCTTCATCAACTCCA